AATTGGCGTGTTGCTCATCGGTGATGATTAATCCTTCTTTGTGAACTGTGGTACAAACTTCGCAATTACAGACATTGTTTTTACGATAGATTCTTTTTCCTATCCTATCAATGAACCATTGCTTATCGTGTACTTTAATCATCCGTAAACTTCTTCATAGTATTCTTTGCCATCTTCAAAATCATCGCCCTTTTTGCGTGAATAATGATAATTGTAATCACCATCATCAAACGCTTTGGCGATTTGTTCCTTCTCCATTTCTTTGGCTTGTTGCTGAATCATTTGCCACGAATCAGCAGTCAAATCTGCGAATGTATAATGCTCAATCAACCACTCCACTGCCGTTTGTTGTTTATTGCCCATAGCCCAAATCCTTTTTAACTTGTTCTTGTTTCGCCTGGCGTTCGTTGTACTTCTTCCCACGCAATTCGGGTGTTTCTTCTTGAACCAATCGGCGAACCCGTGTAATGGTGTCCGAGGATGTTAGTTTCCCAAATGCCATCAGTTTGAAGAATGTTTGTGTTGGGGTGTTTGATGCGGGATAGCCGTGGGCTTCCATTTCAAGTTTCCAGAACCACGCCACCAATTGTTGGTCGTTGTCTTTGAAGTCGGAGTATTGAGTTAACAACTCAATCACCGTTTTTTTAATGTCCATTTTCATTTGTCTTTGATTTTAAGATTAACGCCATTTTTGTGGCTTTGTCCAAGGTTTCAATTGCCGTTGGGGATGACATCAAATGATCCACGATGCTTCCCACCTGGCGGTGTTTGTTTTCGTTTTCAATGTTTCGTTTTATGTGTGCGTTTTTGCGTTGTTCAAAATCGTACAACCATTGTTTCATGGTATCGTATTCCACCAAATCCGCTTCGTACATTTTATGTTTGGTTACAAAGTCATAACCGATTTTGAGCAATACCAACGACAATCGCGAATCGGCATCGTGTTCCCAATATGCCTTGATAAAATCGTTTTTCAAATGCTTCAATGTGGTGATGCCTTGTTGGTAAACTTCTTCTTCCGTGTACACCACCTCCGTGGGTGCTTTTTCAAACGGGTTGTACCTGGGTACTTTCACATCCTTGATAAACCGATTGATGATGTTTGTGAGGAATACTGCGTTGATTTTTTTAACGCGGTGAATGTCCGACATCGAACCTATCAAATACGCATCAAATGCCTTTTCAAATAAAAGGAAGTGATAACGGGAATAAGTTTGTTTCAGCAAATCCACGATTTCTTTCATGGCTTCGTTTGGTTCAATATCGCCCACCCGAACCAATTTGTCAATGGCGGTGGCAATTTCAATGTCCGTTAGGTCGTAAACCCATTGTTTATTTGTCATGGTGTAAATATATTATCTAAATTGATCCAACCAACTTCCCTTATTTTCCACACTCTGTTGATAAGGTAGTTCATCGTTCCATCGTTCTTGTGAAATGTAAGTTGCGAAATGCGGGATAAAATCCATTTTTTCGGCCTTGCGGTGGCTTTGTATGTAATTTGGTACATGGTTAATAATATGCAACCGATTAGTTTCAGTTAATCGCTTAAATCGCTCGTATGCAACTTTCTTTGGGCCAACCTTTGTGTATGCAATCCAAACTTGTTCAAATTGCTCTTTGATTAAGTTATTATCTACTTTCTCATTTACAATTTCAATTTCATTTTCATTTTCATTTTCCATATGTAGAACATATGTTTTTGATGTGATTAACATATCTTCTTTCTTTTTCCTATTATTCCTTCTTGATTCGGAATACGCTTTACGCTTATCAACTTCTTGTTCCAACCTGGGATTAAAATAGTTCCCCGCCTCATCGCGTTCAAACTTTTCAAAGATATCTGCATCATGTGTGCCACATATCTTTAACATATCTTTTTCGCTCAACCTACCTTTTTGGTGTTGGGCGCACATTAATCGTATGAATTTGCCAACTTGCTCATTGTCCATGAACATCGTGCCAGTTAGGAAGTCACTTGAATAGAATAAAAATGCTGGATCTTTTGACATAAATTAAAACCCCAAACAATTGATGGCGGTCGCAGTGCCAAAAACTGAATGGGGTTGTAAAGATTTTTCAAAGTTATCTGCGACATAACTGTAATACACCACGAATATACAAAAAACAACTATATTTGCAAAGTCCTTTTTGTTATTTGTCATATCAATTGGATTGGGGGGCGTCATTGCCCCCTTCCTTTTTAAGTTGGTACAACGCTATCATCGCCACAAATAAAAATCCTAACCCCATTCCACCCGCGATGATTTGGGCCATGATTGGATAATGCACAATGCAATACCCGTATGCCAATCCCAGAACGATTGTAGTAAATACGATTAGGATGTTTTTCATTTTACGGCTTTGATTAAAATTGAATCTTCGTTGGAAACATACTGTGCGGGTTCGTACACCTCGCCCGTTTGCTCGTTTAGGAACAATCCTTTGTTCATGTTCTTGTACGCCATTTGGTGCAGTTTCTCGCGTTCCTTTAATGCGTTTTTGAGTTCCACCACCTGGGGGATGTGGTCGTATGAATAACGCCCCGCACCCGCTTTTCGTGTTATCTCATAACCCATGTACACTTGCCCGTTCCATTTGGATGCTTCGTTCAATGCCAATGGTTTGATTTGATCTTGAAAGTTCTTGATGGTATCGGCAAGTTCTTTCAACTCGATGTGGAATTGAAGGGGGCAATAATTACCGCCCCCAACTTCCAACATTGTATCGCTCAATGTTTCAATCATGTGTTTCATACGAATCTAAATTTAACGATGTTTCGGTTTGTGTTTTGAACGCGAACCACATCAATAAAACCACCCTTTTCGTACATCTTCAACCAATTTGATAACTCGGTTACTTGATGCCTTGCCTGGATCTTGATGAATTCTTCATCGTAACGATACACCCATTCTTTGCCATAGAATCTTTGTACATCTTCCATGAAATCACGGGTTGATTGGCGTACCCTCCAACCACGGGTTTGTTTGGGTTTGTGTCCTTGAAACAATCGGTTCAAAATCTCCGATGCTTGTTTCAATGTGGCCAACTCCTCCTCCGTGAATTGGCCAAATAATTGTTGTTGTGTCATATCTATTTGTTAAAAAGGTAAATCGTCACTTTCAAACTTTGATGTGGGTTTCAATTGGCTTAGTGTATCCGAACCAGTCAAAACATATTGTTCAAAGATTTGGGCGTATGCCAATACTTCGTGCAACTTGATGTCGCCATTGATGGCTAAATCCCCCGCAACTTTTAACACCGACATACGCATGATGTGTTTGCCCGTGTCGGGATCTTTTGGTTTCGGTGCTTGAAATGCGTTTTGTTGAACCTCGGCGGGTTTACACTTGTAATAAATTGTGCCTTGGTACTCACGATCCGTTAACACATAATCCACTTCCTGGCCCACCACAAACTTGGTTTGGTTTTGGGTTTTGGCGTTGTACTCGGCCACATCTCCGTTGGCGAATGAAATTTGAAATTTGTACAACATACCATACTGGCCGTTGTAAGTTCCGTTGGCGGTTACATTGGTTACCGCACTTCTTTTGTTTTGTTCCATGATATTTGATTTGTTAGGTTGTAATTTAGTTTTTGTAAAATCTCGAATTGCTTTTCCATTGATAACCCGTTACGCTTGAATTGAAATTTCCATGTGGTAACTGTGTAATAATTGGTTTGCAATAACTCGGATAACTCTTTGTTGCTTTTGCTGAATACTTCGTTTAATGCTTCGTATGTTGTCATAAAATTAAAATGGTATATTGCTATGCCCCGCCGCCATTCCGAGGTTGTACAACCATCCAATGTCGGATAATTCCAAAACCATTGCACCGCTATCAATGTCCGTGCCTTGTGATTTGAAATAACGCTTTTCCACAATCGTGATGGCTTCGCTCATGTATTCGCTTTTCTTGATTATTTCAATCACTTTATGCATTTCATCAACGAACAGAAAGTTTAAGGTGTAAAGCGTTTTCATTTGTCGGCCCTCCCTTTGTACATTCTGCGTTGGTACAACATTTGAGTGAACTCATCAAATTCGGGGATGATTTCATCGCGTTCAAATTGGTAGGGCTTGGCTTCCTCGATGTTTTGGAAACGCTTGGAATTGCGTTTGATACAATGCCACGCATACATCACCGCAATGGTGATGGGCGTTAAAATGATTAGGTAGATTAAATCCATGTCGTTTGTCATATTGTTCCACAAATATACATTTGAAATTTCAAATACCAAAACATTTGATGAAAAAAGAAAGGGAAATTAATCCCCAATCTTTGTGAATGGCCTTAATCTTTTGTGAGTGACTGCAACATGGCAATCAATTTCGGGCATGGGTACACATCCGCCTTGTCGGGGCGAACTGAATTGTGTGTGTAAACGCCAGGTTCATTCTTCAATGCCCGTTTGGTTACTGCCCAAATATCTTCATTGTATTCCAATGGGATGCCGTATTTGGTTGACCATAGGATCAACAAATCCTTGATGGATGCGATTTGTTCATCCGTGTATGAATGCCACAACTTGTATCCTTTGTATGGTTTATCCAATTCGGTTACTTGGTCGGCGGGTATTTCACCACCCACATAATTGTAAAACTTTGTTCCCTTCTTGGTGATTGGCCCCCAATTGCAAACCTCAATACCAATTGATGTTTTGTCTAATGGCAAATAAGGACATCCCAAAGGTTGGAAATGCTTTGTTCCCAATCCCAAATGATAAGCCCAATACTCGCTTCCAAATCCTTGCACAATTGTTCCATCCGTACTGATGGCAACACAAGTTGAAACCTTGTTGGCTACCTTTTCCCAATACGCAAAGGTTTGTTCACCGCTTCCGTTTCCCGCCGTGTGGTGTAAATACACCTGGGTCTTTTTAACCGCTTCGCGATTGTATGCCCGAAATGGTACTTGTTTAATTTTCATTTTGTTTGCTGAATTTATCAATTGATGTAAAACCCAATGACATTATCACGATCCATTCCACCGCCTCCACCAATTCTTTGGATGGTGCAATATCTTGTGGTGACATGGAATTGTGTGCCATCGTTCCGAATAGTACGAACGCCCCAATGATTCCCACGAACCGCTTGGAACTCAATTCGCCTTTATCGCCTTTGAAAATCTCGAATATCTTTTTCATTTGCCTTGGCCTTTATATGGTTTGGATGATTTGTGTTTGTTAACTGACTTCGTATGCCTTCCCAATTTGCGTTTGGGCTTGGCACGAAATGTTGATGTGTTGGAAACCTTTGCCATTACAACCCGTTTAATTTAATCATGTTTGAAATGGATGCCGTGTCTATGTCCGCTGTATCAATGCCCATAAAAATCATGGTGTTTGCATACTTTTCCGCCTTGGCTTCCGCCTGGGCAACTTCCTTTTTTAACGCTTCCTTTTCTGCAACCTTTGATTCAACCATCTTTGCATTCATCGTTTGAGCCATTTTGGTGACTTCTCCCGCACTTTGTAGGTTTTTTGATACCTTGCTAAGCAAAGCATCAATTTCGTCAATCTGTGGGCTTTGTTTTGCGTTTGCAATGGTGAACACATAACCAGTGATAAACAATGCACTAAATACGATTAAAAGATTTTTCATAACTTTTTCATTGTTTGCATGATGCGGATTTCGGTCATAGCGGATGCCAAACACGAATCGGACTTTTTAAGGGCGTAACTCAATTTGTCAATCTTGATATCCAACGCCTCAATTTTTTGGTTTGCCTTTTCAATTTGTTCTTTATAGCCCGAACGAAGGTCAAAGTAAAGATAAGAAACAGCAACAAGCATACAAAAGGCCACGGCTGCAATTGGGTTTTTGCGAAATTGGTCAAACGACACGGGCAACGCATTGGGTTTTACTTTTGGTGCGGTCATTATTCAGTAGGTGGGAATGGTGGTGATGGTGGTGGGATGTATTCGGCTTCGGGTAAATCTAAAACCCAAGCGTATTCACTTGCTTCAACTTCGGGTTTGTCCTCATCTGAAAGGAACAAAAACCAAACTCCGTTAATATCTTGAACGCAATTAAAGAACTGATAAGGTGTGTAGTATTGCCCTTGTATCAAATCCTTTTGTTCGGGTGTAAGTGTGTAACCTAACATTATACTTGTCTTGAAAGTGTTGTTTGAAACGCTTGTACTGCGGTGTAAAAGTTTGATGCTTGAGTGTCTGTTAAGCCCAATCCCATAGATGCGAAGGCACATTCTCGTGGTGAATAGTAAGTAGTGGCATTGTTTTCGTTAAAAGCACATACATAATTATTTATTGTTGAAATTGTACTTGCTGTTAAAGATAAACTTACTTGACTAACGCCATTTTTAAAATATTTTGCTGTAGTATTAGGTGCTGTACCGCAGTAAAACCCTTGTCCGTTTGTATTTGTAAAAGATGCTCTATTTGTTACGAAATTACCTGAATCATAAGCGGCATTATTTGCACTTCTCCGAATAAATAAAGCATAGTTGTCTGAACCTGCGGCGTTACCACTTCCCATTTCATAAAATTGACTACCACTACTTGCAGCGCTTGTTCTTGAATAAAAAGAATTATGATTATTATCGTAAGTTAGTCCGTTTGTACTTGCAACAAAATTACTATTCATAAAAGCGCTTGTACCGTTACCCGTTACTCCCGTACTCGCAAAAGTCCAACCGCTTGAAAAAGTACCCGTAAATGAACTGCTCTTTAAGTTCTGCGCACACGCTGCAGCACTTGCTCCAACCATTGGATAAACGG